GCCAGAACCGGAAGCTGTAATTTTATCTGGGAACAAATGACGAATATCAGAAAAAACTCCTCCTGAAGCAATGTTGACCAAACATAAATCCTTTCCTAAAATAGGAATCATGTAATTAGAACTCACAATAGCTTTAAAAGTGGAATTCAATTCAGATGGATCCTTGCGTGTGATAAGTGCTCTCATATCACTACGATTTTTGAACACATGCAAAGGCATCATAAAAGTATTGCCCCCAAGGGCTAAAACATCACATTTCTGTTGGAATCCATTTTCAACAAAGACACCATGACACAAATTTGCTTCCACTTTACTCAATAATTGATCAAAGGTCATAGTAGCAGACTTGTCTGTAACGTGAAGTTCAGCTGCAACAGCAGTTGCCCAAGGATTTACTTCAGCATCTCTCTTCTCAATTTCCTCAACATTCTCAGGAACAAGAGCAGATTGCTGTAAAGCGACAGCCGTTCGGAACAAACCAGTAAACTTGTAAATAACACCAGCAATAGCACACATGCTAATAAAAGCCTTAGTCTTACTCTCCCGAATCGACCTAAAAACATCAATAGTTGCATCTTTACGAGCCAACAATTCATTCATACGGTCATTTCTCCATTTGGCTAACAATCCACCATATACAAGTGCATGTAAACCTAATATGATTCCACCACACATAAGTGAATTTATTTGTTCAAACATGGAGCAAGCTGTCAAAGATGATAATAGAGAAACACTAATTCCTCGCCTAGCTCTTTTCTCGAAATTTAAAAATTTGCGAGCATTGCAAAGCATATAAGCACTAGAAACTAACCTATTGGTGAATAACCAAGTCGGAAATTTTCCAACAAAGTTAGATACACGAGGTCCCATAGATTCAAATTGATCCTTGATAAAATCAAAGGATTCCTCCATAGAAGCTTGTTGTTCATCTTCATCATCACTATCTACATCTCCCATAAAATCACGTACTTCTGCGCAAAATTGATTTATCTCTGCTATAGCCTCACAATCACATAAAGTGTGGGCCAATTTGCAATGAGGACAATATCTACGAGAAGACACTAAACTCTCCCCCTTCGTAATCAATCTACGTTGATTTTCAAAATGCTGTTTGCACTTATTAGTCAAGAACATAAGAGTTTGATTAATGGTTCGAGGTTGTAAGTTCTGAACACCATCAATGTGACGCAAATGGGAACTATCCCCACCATGTCTCTTCTCCAAAGGTGTGTAAATTTGCACATCCCAAATATCATTTACTAATGAATCTCCAGGAAAAGTGGATAAAGCTTTAGCACTATCAAGACGTCCGTCTTGTAGAGCGAATTCCTTCTTAACTTCCACTTCTAAATGTACATCAGCACGACGAACAATTGAATAAGGACAAATAGATCCAACATTCGCATGTTTTGCCAAAGGAGCGTTTGATGTGATTACAAATACACGAGGTCTGATTTCAATCTTTCCTTTTTCATGAAGATCAGCCTTATTTGCGTAAGTAACCATATTATTGTTGATATCTATGATACGTTCAGTAGGAGCCTTATCTAAAAAATCAGATTTGGTATTCCCTAAGTCATCAAAAAAGATACCTGTAGTATGTCCCTTCAAAGAAGAATCAAACTTATCAGATTCCTTAATAATAGCTGTATTTTTAGTATCAGGATCAACACCCGCAGCTGATAAACAATCAGCCATTACAACTTGGGCAATAGTGGTCTTACCACGACCAGAATCACCCCACACAAAAACTGTAAATGGGGCAAAACGCATAGAACCATCGATTCGTTTAGCTTGATAAGCAGCACGATTTTTCCGAAGAACATAAATACGTTTCTCTAGATACCCTTGTTGCCAGGTACCTTTAGCAGACTTAAATAATCTCTCTGATAATTCAAGAGCTTCATCTAACAGTTGACTATATTCAATGTCACTGATAGTTTTAAGTTCTCCCTTGATAGTTACTTTCTTGGCATGTAAATTAAAAACCATAGCATGTTCATGTAATTCCAATAGAGGAAAATACAACTCATCTAGAGTTTTACTATCATCGTTCGTAAAAAACAAGGGGTTGAAAGATTTTTGCTTAAAGCATTCATAACCACCCTCGATAAAATATACGACGGTGTCTAAAACAGCACCAACCAAATCAATGGCAGTACTGTGCTTCGATACAGTGCCAACTCTGAAAAGATCTACGCCCTGCACAGACCACTTAAGGTTAGTTACAGAACATAATCCAACAGAAGCTGCCACAGAAATTAAAGCAGAAATCTTTCCAAACATAGGTGCATTGCGAACAGCGTCCCAATTTTCCCGAAGATCAGGAACTTTGCTAAGCCATTCAACACCAGAAGGCATTGTATCCCCAAAAATTGCAGCTTGTTGTTCAAATATATTATATCCGAACAAATCCTTACACCACTTGATAGTATCTTCTTGAGCTAAAATTTGCTCGCAAAGACTACCAGTTGTTAAAGCCCTCAGTGATAAAACAATTTGGGCAGCAACTTGTGCAGGAGTTTTCATTGCTGGTAAGGTGATAGCTAATGCACCAACAACTTCCAAAACTTCCATGAGCTTAGATGTATGGGCTTCAGCTTTCAACGTCAAAAGCTTGTCCTTAGCTAGATCGATGATACTAGCAGGATATAGCTTTTCAACTAGGGACTGGTGAACGTAATCAACTCGTGGTTTTGCGAAAACACTCTTTTCGGGAGCATTCTTGGGAACACTATTTTGATTTCCATTCTTCCTCATATTCTTCAATTTTTCCTGTCTACGAGCTTGCTTGTTTTTTGCAAATTTCTTGCAACGAGCTTGTTTCGGGTCAAAAGTTTCCGATTGAGGGACATAAGAGTAATATTTCTCCGTAGAGCTAACGTAAGCCTCTTTATTATTACTTACGATACTATTATTATATGTGACAGAAGTTCCTTGGCTTGACATTTTCATTTAAAATTAAAAACGACAAGCACGGAGGAACCAATTCACGAGAAGCCCGCAAAATTGGTAATCCAATTGTGCTTCGACACAAAAGCTTTACTCCACCACTCAGTAAAGAGGATGGACTTACTTACGTATTTTAAACATGTATTATTCGCCGCAGGCAGGGCGCTACACTAAATACATCGGTTAGTAAGGCTTCGACTAAATAGCTGTCCAACGAGAATTCTCAAGTGGACATGAAGGTTCATTACACCCTCACTAAAAGTCTTAGACGATACGCCGACTAATGAGTCTTGTCTAAGGTGTGGTCCCCATATCAAAAGATAGGTTACCTAAAGAACATCACAGGATCATAGCGTGATGATAAACTAGGCTTATTCTATTATTAGCCGAATAAACGGGGGCTCTTCTCGCAAGCGCAAAGCATTACGAGGAGGATGAAACAATGATACAGGTAATTCCTCATTCATTGAGTTATGTTAATTACAATATTACATCCTACAGACATATTTTGAAAACGCTTCTGTATGTATGAGTGAGAGCGTTTTTAATTGGCCAAAAGGCCTGAACAAATTCCGGGGTTCACCGGAATCGAAATGTTAAAGAACAACTACAACTGAGACTAATGCCATATAATCCAATTGCAATCCAAATCGGTTCAATATTTAAGCTTGGCGCTCAAAAGAGCAATGTAATCGCCAGCTATACAAAATTCATAAAGAATAATGAAACGACTACAGATATAAAACTTGGGTTCGATCATAAACTAAATCAGCAGAATTTTCAATACATTAAACAAGTATATACTTAAATTACTTTTACTAACAATTCATTGAAACTCAAATACAAACAAATAACTATAGGGGGTGAAACCCCTAATAGACATGGTTGTTTATAAAGAGTTTCGAATACCTAATAAAAGTCATTCGATAGACTTGAGTAACAAATTGTTACTACTGATAAAAGTTCATTGATCTCCGCACGGGTATAAT